ATACACAATTAATACATATCAAGCTCACGAGGGGGGTGTGGTATAAAATGCCAAATACAGCAGCTAAAAAAACTGGAAGAGAAAAAGAATTTTTAGAAAAAGATAGGCGAGTTAAAGAGGAAAAAGAAAGATTAAGAACAATCTTAGAAGATTTAGAGATAGATAGCCAGAGAATGGATATAGCAAAATCGTTAATTGCAAATGCAGCATTTATGGCCATAACTCTCCAGGACTTGCAAGATGAAATCAATGCTAATGGAGTTGTTTCTGAGTATCAAAATGGAGAAAACCAGTGGGGGACTAAGCAATCCCCAGAAGCAAGCACTTATATTTCATTAGTTAATAGACATAATGCTGTTATGAAGCAATTGATTGATCTGTTGCCAAAAGAAGAAGTTACTAATCCCGAAAATATTATAGAAAAGTTTGAAGCATCGAGGCCTGATTAAAAATGATAGTTAGATGCTCAGGAACTAAAAACGATGGCAGCAGATGCAGCAGAAAAAAAGATTTTGATGATAACCCACCAAATGAATGGAGATGTTGGCAGCATCCAAAAAAAATAAAAGAAAAATCTAAAACTCAGAAAAATAACAGCAATTATATAAAATATCCATTAAGTTATAATCCGATCATTGAATATAATAATAAAATTCAATCTGGCAAAATAATAGCATGCAAAAAAGTTAAAAAAGTTTATAAAAAACTTGTAGCTGATGTTCATGACGATCAAAGCCAGTGGGAGTATAGTGCCGGCCACGCTAATCATGCAATTGAGTTTATAGAAAATTTTTGCAAACAATCAAAAGGTAAATGGGGAGGCCAGGCGCTTAAATTAGAACTCTGGCAGAAGGCTTTTATAGCAGCTATTTTTGGGTTTATTCATAAAACTAACAGAACAAGAAAATATAGAGAAGTATTATTAGTCGTTGCCAGAAAGAATGGAAAATCAACTCTTTCATCGGCGATTTCTTTATATCTTCAAGTTGCCGATAATGAACCAGGGGCCGAAATATATGCGGTTGCTACAAAAGAAAAACAGGCCAAAATAGTATGGTCAGAAGCTAAGAAAATGGTTAAAAAATCACCATTCTTACTGAAAAGCATTAAACCTTTGGTTAAAGAATTAAAGGGCCGACATAATGATTCAACTTTTGTGCCTCTCGGGTCTGACAGCGATAGATTAGACGGGCTCAATGTGCATGGAGCCTCTCTTGATGAGATACACGCATGGAAAGACAAGAACCTTTACGATGTTATCAAAGACGGTACATCAGCAAGAGAACAACCTTTAATATTTATGATCACAACTGCTGGGACTGTTAGAGAGCAAGTTTACGATTTAAAGTATGATGAAGCAGAAATGATTATTAACGGATTTGATGATCCAGAAGGCTACAAAGACGAAAGATTTTTACCAATTATTTATGAGTTAGATAAAAGGTCCGAATGGACTGATAGAAAGAACTGGAGAAAAGCTAATCCAGGGCTTGGGACTATTAAGAAAACCGATAACTTAGAAACTAAGGTTCATAAAGCACAAAACAACCCTTTATTAGTCAAAAATTTATTAACTAAAGATTTTAATATCAGGGAAACATCTTCTGAAGCCTGGTTAAACTTTGAAGAATTAAATAATACAGAAACTTTCGATGTTGAGGAGTTAAAGCCTCGTTATGGGATAGGTGGAACTGATCTTTCTGAAACAACTGATTTAACTGCAGCAAGCGTTCTTTTCATGCTTCCGGGTAGCAGCCAAATATATGCTTTGTCAATGTATTGGTTACCTGAAGACTTATTAGAACAACGATCGCGTGAAGATAAAATCCCATATAATGCTTGGTATAAACAAGGTTTATTAAGAACAACACCAGGCAATAAAATACACCCTAAATTTGTAACACAATGGTTTTTAGAAGTCCAAAACAAATTAGACATATATATACCTTGGGTTGGTTATGATGCATGGTCAGCTCGATACTGGGTTGAAGAAATGGAAGGGTATTTCGGAAAAGAAGCTATGATTAAAGTTCACCAGGGTAAAAAAACTTTGTCAGGCCCAATGAAACAATTAGGGGCCGACTTAAAAGCTAATAAAATAAATTACAACAATCATCCAACAACTAAATGGTGCCTAAGTAATACTTCAGTAGATATTGATAAAAACCTTAATATTCAGCCAGCTAAACAGCGGAACCAAAGAAAAAGAATAGATGGTACAGCTGCTATGCTTGATGCTTATGTAATTTTACAAGAAAAAATGCAAGATTATAAGAATATGATTTAGGAGGTGATTATTTGGGATTATTAAGCAAAATAAAAAGTGCTTTTAGCAACAAAAGCCCAACTAAGACAGGAATAAAGCTAATAACTCAAAGAGGCAATGGTTTTTATGCTTGGAATGGCGAATTATTTGAGTCTGACATTATCCGCTCTTGTATAAGGCCGAAAGCCAAAGCAGTAGGTAAATTAAATGCTAAGCATATAAGAAAAACTAATGACGGGTTGAAAGAAAACCCAGAAGTTTATATGAAATTTTTATTAGAAGAACCAAACCCTTATATGACAGGTCAATTACTGCAGGAAAAGGTTACTAATCAATTACAACTTAATAACAATGCTTTTATTTTAATTGTTAGAGACGATTTTGGCTATCCGGTTGAATTATATCCAATTCCAGCGACTGGAGTAGAAGTTCTTTATGAGCAAGATGAGATGATGCTTAGATTTACTCTTAAGAATGCTAAATTCCTGACAGTTCCTTATAAAGATGTTATTCACTTAAGGCAAGATTTCAATGAGAATGATATTTTTGGAGCTCCTCCTAAAAACGCGATTGAGCAATTGATGGAAGTGGCAAACACAACTGATCAAGGAATTATTAAAGCAATTAAAAACGGAGCGATTATTAGATGGCTGCTTAAATTCAAATCTAAGATTAGACCAGAAGATAAAGAAACAGAACTAAAAAGTTTTGTTGATAATTACTTGTCAATTGAAAACGAAATAGGAGCTGCAGCAACAGATCCTTCTTATGATGCCGAACAAGTAGAGCCGAATGATTATGTTCCTAATGCGGCCCAAATGGATAGAACAAAAATTAGAGTCTATAACTTTTTTGGCACTAACGAAAAGATTATTCAGTCAAAATACAACGAAGATGAGTGGAATGCTTACTATGAAGCTGAAATTGAACCACTCGCTAAACAAATGAGTGAAGAATTTACAAGAAAGTTATTTACCAGGAAAGAAAGAGGCTTTGGAAACAAAATTATCTTTGAAGCAAGCAGTTTACAGTATGCTTCAATGAAAACAAAGCTCAATCTGCTGAATATGGTTGATAGAGGTGCCTTAACTCCTAATGAGTGGCGTGAAATTATGAATCTCGGTCCTATTGATGGAGGGGACAAGCCAATTAGAAGGTTAGATACAGCAGAAGTTGAGGGAGGTGAATTTGTAGAAGATGAAGATACCGATTAAAGGAATAATTGTAGCAAATGATGAGAAGTGGATTTACGAATTGTTTGGCTATGAAGTCACAACTCCCAGAGATGTAGATCAACTGCTTAATAAAGTTGATAATGAAGATTTAGAAGTTTTGATTAATAGTCCCGGAGGTGATGTTTACTCAGGCTCTGAAATTTACACAATTTTAAAGGACCATGCAAATAATGTAGATGTAAAAATTGTCGGTGTAGCAGCAAGCGCAGCAAGTGTTGTTGCAATGGCCGGCAATAGTGTAAAAATATCTCCTACAGCTCAAATAATGATACATAATGTATCGAGTGGAGCTCAGGGCGATTATAGAGAGATGGAGCACCAGGCGGAAGTTTTAAAAAACTACAACAAGTCAATTGCTAATGCTTATCGGCTCAAAACCAATCTTTCAGAAGAAGAATTGCTTGATTTGATGAATAGCGAAAAATGGTTAAATGCTCAGGAGGCTAAATCAAAAGGCTTTGTTGACGAGATTATGTTTGACGAAGGAAATAAATTAGCTGCTAATTTTAATACTAAAGATGAAGTTATGTTACCGCCTAAAGTAGTTAATAAGCTTAGAGATTTGTTAAAAAATAAAGATTTAGAAGAAGCCGAAGGACCGACTGATAATAAAGAAAAAAGCATTTATAAAGCTAAATTAAATTTATTAAAACTCAAAAGGAGTGGTGTTGAATGTTAACAAAAGAAAAGTATTTAGAGAAACGAGAAAATTTATTAAATGAGGCTGGAGTCCTTATAGAAAATGAAGATGTAGAAGGTTATGAAGCTAAAGAAAAAGAAATCAAAGAACTTGATGAAAAGTTTGAGAAAGTTGCAAAAGCCCAGGCTAATATGAACGCTTTAAAAGATAAAGAGCCTAAGAAAAATAACTTTATTGTAGATGACAAAATTGATAACAAAGGAGATGAAGATTTGAAGAATGGTGACAAGTTCGCTTCTGTTGAATACAGAAAAGCTTTTATGGATTTTGCCAAGACTGGAAGCATGGAAGAAATCCCTGAAAAGTTTCAAAATGTAGATCAGGTAACTACTACTTCTGATGCTGGTGCTGTAATTCCTACCACAATCATGGAAGAAGTTATCGACAAAATGGAAGAATACGGCCAGATTTTCAGCCGCGTTAGAAAAACTAACATTAAAGGTGGAGTGCAAGTACCAATAAATTCACTCAAACCAACTGCTCAGTGGATCGGAGAAGAAACAACTTCTGATAGACAAAAAGCTGATATGAGCGACAAAATTACATTTACTTATTTTGGACTTGAATGCCGCATTTCAGTTTCTTTGCTTGCTGATGTTACCACTTTAAGCGTATTTGAAAATACACTTACTGAGCTCATTGTTGAAGCTATGATTAAAGCAATGGATAAAGCTATTATCAGCGGTTCTGGAGCTGGTCAACCTCTTGGAATTACTCAAGATGGTAGAGTTCCTACAGAAAATGAAATTACATTATCACCTACAGATTTTGCCGAGTGGGAAGGTTGGAAAAAGAAAGTATTTGCTAAAATTCCTCTTGCTTATCGTGCAGGTGGTTCATTTATTATGGCAGCTGGAACATTTGAAGGTTATATCGACGGAATGACAGACGCTAACGGCCAGCCAATTGGAAGAACTAATTATGGAATCACAAACGGTGTTCAAGAAAGATTTGGAGGCCGCGAAGTGTTGCTTGTGGAAGATGATGTTATTTCTCCATATGAAGCTGCTGCTACCGGCGATGTTGTTGCTGTATTCTGCAAACTATCAGATTACACAATCAACTCCAATATGCAAATGACCATGTATCGCTGGACCGATCACGATAATAACGAAAAAGTTGACAAAGCGCTATTAATTGCTGACGGAAAAATTCTTGACCCTAATGGAGTAATCATTGTTAAGAAAGGTGCGTAAGTAAATATTTAAAAGGGCTGGCAAATGCTAGCCCTTTACTAATTAAGGAGGTTAAATTATATGAATAGCTATAAACATAATTTAGGACAGAAATTAACAAGTGACTCGAGTTCTTTAAGTGTAGATCGCGGGTTTATCGCTCATTATGATTTAGGTCCAGTTGAAGCTCAAGACATTGCAGGCGTTTTAGGGGCTACTGCATTAACTGCTGAAACTCAAACAATCACAGAAGGTATTGCTGACCCTGATGTTCCTAGAAACTTAAAAATTAAAGCTAATGCAGCAAGTGTGGCTGGGGATATTGTAATTAACGGAACTGACATTGATGATAATGCAATCAGCGAAACAATTGCTCTTAATGGCGATACAGAAGTGCAAGGCAATAAAGCTTTCAAAACTGTCATAAGTATTGAGTTGCCGGTTGAAACAAATGTTGGAACTGATGAGGTCCAGGTGGGAGTAGCCAACAAATTAGGATTACCTTATAAGCTTGAAAGAAACACCGTATTAAAAGCTTATAGAGATAATGTTTTAGAAGCTACCGCTCCAACTGTTGCTGTCGATTCTGCCAACATTGAAAACAATACAGTGCTATTAGATAGCGCAATGAACGGCACTGATGTAAATGTGTATCTAATAGTATAGGGGGCGATTAAATGGCTCTCTTGGATGATGTAAAGACTTCATTAAGAATTACAGCCAATGATTATGATGCAGAAATAACCGGAGTAATCGAAGCAGCCAAAAGCGATTTAGACACTAAAGGTTTATTAAAAATAGAAGAGACAGATGATTTAACTGTTTATGCAATTACTTTATACTGCAAAGGAAACTTTGGCTATGACAACCCAGAAGCTGAAAGATTTTTAGAAGTTTATGAGTCAATTGCAAATAAATTATCTCAACTCAGAGAATATAACAGTTACAAAATTACTATCAATGCTTCTGAACAATGTACTGTTGTTTTTGATGGAGAAGAAAAAGAAACTGCCAGCTCTGGGACAGTTATTTTTTATAGCAGGCCAAAAAATCAAGTAGAATATAAAATTGCTGATGGCGAAGCTCAATATATTGATATCACTGGCGACATAACGATAAGTGGGTGATTGAATGAGATATAACAAAATTATTCATCTTATTTCAACTACAATTACTCAAGACGAGTGGGGAAATGAGATTGAAACTCGAACCGAAAGAAAAGTCTTTGCAAATGAAAATTCTATTGGATCATCTGAATATTATAATGCAGCTAGCCAGGGATTAAGACCAGAAGTTAAATTTGAAATTCGCTCAGTTGAATATGATGGCGAGAAAGAAATTAAATTTGATGGAACAATTTATAATATTATCCGCAGCCAAAAGATGGGCGCAAGAACTATTCTCACTTGCGAGAGGGTGAATGGCGATGTCTAAAACAGTTAGCATTGACCAGCTCGCAGATGAAATAGTTAACTCAGTCCAGGA